CCAAGGACCCCTCTACGAAAGTGGGGGCCATCATTGTTGATAAGCAAAATAGAGTATTGGGAATGGGATTCAATGGGTTCCCACGAGGGGTGGTTGATACACCAGAGCGTTTGAATGATCGTGAACTCAAGTATAGGTATGTGGTCCATGCAGAACTCAACGCCATTTTGAATGCCAATGCTTCTGTCAGAGGTTGCAAGATCTATGTGTGGCCCACCATTATGGTTCCCGCTGTCTGTCCCGAATGTTGCAAATCAGTGATTCAAGCGGGCATCAAAGAAGTGGTCTATCTCAACGGTGGGGAAACCATCTCACGATGGCAGGACATGGCCTCAATAAGCGAATCCATGCTTCGTGAATCGGGTGTGAGAATGCGCGGTTTCTCGCCTACTATATAATATTGCCTACATCATTATGATCTAATCACCAGGAGGTTCAAGTGGAAATAAAAGTTGATATCGAGCAATTGCGTAAGCAAAAGATCTTCATTGCAACCCCCATGTACGGCGGACAATGTTGCGGTATGTACATGAAGAGTTGTTTGGACCTCCAAACGATCTTCCAGCAGTACGGAATTCAATCCAGGTTCTCATTCATTTTCAACGAATCACTGATCACCAGGGCCCGTAACTATCTGGTCGATGAATTCTTGCGAACTGATTTCACCCATCTCCTCTTTTTGGATGCTGATATCCATTTCAATCCCCAAGACATCATCGCAATGATGGCATTGGATAGAGATGTGATTGGTGCACCGTATCCTAAGAAAGCAATGAACTGGAATAACATCGCCGAAGCAGCTCGCAGACACCCCAACCTCGATCCCAAGGAACTTGAGAATGTTGTGGGTGACTATGTGTTCAACGTCGTGAAGGGTACAGAGAAATTCCAAGTCGCCGAACCCCTAGAGGTGATGGAGATTGGAACAGGATACATGCTTGTGAAGCGTGAGGTATTTCCTCTGTTCGCGGCAGCTTATCCTGAATTGAAGTACCGCCCAGACCATGTAGGACAAAAGAACTTCGATGGTACCCGTTACATTCACGCCTACTTTGATACCGTGATCGATCCTGTCTCAGAACGCTACCTCTCAGAGGATTACATGTTCTGTCAATGGTATCGTAAAATCGGTGGGCATATCTGGCTCTGTCCTTGGATTCAAACACAGCATGTCGGCACATACGCCTTTACCGGTAACATGGCGAAGATTGCCGATCTCACAGGTCGTCTATGATCATAGGACTTCTCGGCTTCATTGGAGCGGGAAAGGGAACTGTGGGTGAACTCTTGATACAGAACCATGGGTTCACCCAGGATTCTTTTGCCGGGCCACTGAAGGATGCCGTCTCGCTTGTCTTTGGTTGGGATCGCACTCTATTAGAGGGAGCCACAAACGAATCGCGCCAATGGCGCGAACGACCAGACCAGTTCTGGTCGGAAAAGTTTGGAAAACCGTTCACCCCTAGGCTTGCCTTACAGTTGATGGGTACTGAAGCTGGACGCAATGTATTCCACCAGGATTTATGGGTCATCTCTCTCTTGAATCGCTCTAATAATCGTACCACCCCCACTGTGGTTACCGATGTGCGTTTCAAAAATGAAATCTCTGCCATTCAAAAAGCCGGTGGAATTGTGGTGCGAGTGCGCCGTGGTCCCGAACCTGAGTGGTATCTTTCGGCACAGGATGCCAACGAGGGTCATATGAACGCCATAGCCTACATGAAGAAAACTGGTGTGCACCAATCTGAGTGGGATTGGATTGGATCTCCTATCGATTACACTATCTACAACAATGCCTCATTGGTGCAATTGAAGGATAATGTGAACGAGTTGGTGGTTGGTCATTTATCTTCTTGACATCGCTGTAGGGTTGTGTTATACTCTCTCTATATTATTCACCCGTGAGGTCTATATGCAACTTTCGGAACACACCGTTTCAGTGCTCAAGAATTTCTCGTCCATCAATACAGGTCTCTTCTTCAAGAAGGGTAATGTGTTGCGTACTGTAAGTCCTGGCAAGACGATCCTCGCCTCAGCGGTAATCGACGAACAGATGCCGTCGGACTTTGGTATCCATGAATTGAATCAGTTCCTTTCAATACTCTCACTTCATAAGACCTCTCCCGACGTGTCGGTTGATGGAAACAACCTCATCATTCAGGGACTTGAGGGACGTAGCCGAATCACCTATCGTTGCTGCGACAGCTCACAGATCAAAACTCCTCCCGAAAAGAACGTGAATGTTCCTTCGGAAGATGCCACTTTCCTGTTGACAGAAGCAGATCTTGAGTGGGTCATGAAGTGTTCTAGTGTGCTTGGTTGCCCAAACATAGCGGTTGTTGGACAGGACGGTTTCTTATCCCTGCGTCTCTTGGATGGTCATGACGATTCAGCACATACCGATACCATCAAAGTTGAAACATATACAGGTCCCGATTGCTTCTACATGTTCAAGGCTGAAAATTGGAAGATGTTGCCAGGAACCTACAAGGTGACTATCTCAGCTAAGGGTGTGGCACAGTTTGAAAATGAAGCTCGTAGGATTCAGTATTGGATTGCACTAGAACAGAAGACCAAGTAAGAATTCGGGAATATTTTCTATAGAAGCCCGAATCCGCATGGATTTCGGGCTTCTTCCGTTCTTAGAGACTAGGTTGGATACACAAACAACCTAAATAACACCTCTGTGACCGTTTGTGACGCTTCTAGAGCCTATTTTTAGCTGTGAAGGAAACTATATTATGAAGCATGTGTTGTGGACTGAAAAATATCGCCCTCAGACTGTCGCAGATTGTATTCTACCCGATAGACTCAAGCTACCATTCGCCGAATATGTCAGTCAGAAGATGATACCCAATCTCCTGCTTGCTGGTGGTCCTGGTGTTGGAAAGACTACCATTGCGAAAGCTATGTGTGAAGAGATTGGCTGTGACTACCTGGTGATCAACGGGTCAGATGAATCAGGTATCGATGTCTTCCGAACCAAAATCAAGAACTATGCGTCTAGTCTCTCCATGACCGGTGGCCGTAAGGTGATCATCATTGACGAAGCTGACTATCTCAACCCCAATTCCACCCAACCAGCATTGAGGAATGCCATTGAGGAATTTGCAGGTAACTGCTCATTCATCTTTACGTGTAACTTCAAAGGTCGAATCATCGAGCCCCTTCACTCTCGTTGCGCCGTGGTGGACTTCACCTTGAAGGCTGCCGAAAAGCAGAAGATGGCCGCCGACTTCTTTGGTCGAGTGCAAATGATGTTGACCACAGAAGGGGTGGAGTACGACAAGAAAGTGTTGGTCGAATTCATCAAGAAGTTCTTTCCTGACTTCCGCCGTATCATCAATGAGTTGCAACGCTATTCCTCATTCGGAAAGATCGATGTAGGACTCCTCAGTCAATTAGGTGACTTGGAAATCACTGAGGTAGTGAAGTATCTTAGAGAGAAAGACTTCGGAGCCTTGAGGAAGTGGGTAGGCAGTCATGATGTAGAACCCACCACTCTGTACCGAAAACTCTATGATAACGTCTACACTCTTGTCAAGCCCGAATCGATACCCCAAGTGGTGCTCTTGCTGGCAGACTACCAATACAAGGGCGCATTTGTCGCCGACCAAGAAATAAATGTAATGGCATTACTGGTCGAACTCATGATGGGGTGCGAGTTTGTCTGATGCCAATTCACCACATTATTCCTAGACATGAATGGAAAAAACGATTTGGAAACTTAAAGGGTCTTGGTGCGCCCGATAATCTGATAGAACTAACCACAGAACAACATGCTGAGGTTCACATGCACTACTACCGAGAAATAACCCATAATCATTTTGATAGACTTGCAAGTGAAATGATTAGGGACAAATTGGTAAAGAGGAGAGAACATGGGCATCAGTCCGTTTGATTTCGTTAAGGAAATCCAACTCGGTAAGCACGACCTGATCGTCGATCAACAGGCCGAAAAGGATTATGTGCCGTTCGTGATCAACAGAACACTTTCCTATGAGATGGACTGTCTGTTGTTTGCCAATGAGATGAACCGTCGGCACCACCTTGAGAAGAAGCTTCAACATGATTATCTCATGAGGACTATACGGTCTCGGCGCCGCGGTTTCCATAAATGGGCAAAGCCTATCGTGAATGAATCATTAGAAGCGGTCAAAGAAGTATGGGAATGTTCTGACCGTAAAGCTATGGAAATCCTCAGAATTCTGAGTCCTACCCAAATTGAAGGGGTCATGGCTATCACCAACAAGGGAGGCAGGGTAGGAAAGGGTAAATAACGATTTTCCTAAATAACTTCACTACATTGTGAGGTTATCATGTTTGACGTTGAAACTTGTGTTGAAATCACCCTCAAAACCCCCGACGATTTTCTAAAGGTACGCGAAACCTTATCGCGTA